TGAGTTTATTTGGAGGATCACGAGACATATCACTTTTTAATACAGTAAGTAAAGAACTTATTAATGATATTATTCAAACAGAAGTTGGATATTATAAATTTGTTCTTGAACGTACAACATCTAATGTTTATGGTGAATCTACAGGTAAAGTATTTTATGAACCCGTAAGAATCGCGTGTTTAATGAAGAAAGAAGACCAAGCATGGTCGGCTGATGATTTTGGATCTGATGTGGATCAAAACATTGATTTTCGTTTTTTAAAAAAAGAACTTAAAGATATAAATTTAGTACCTGAAGTAGGAGATATATTATTATTTAAAAATAATTTTTATGAAATTGATACTAGAGTAGAAAATCAACTAATACTAGGTAAAGACCCAGACTATGCTATATCTACAGGTGCAACTGATTTTGGTAATAGCCATTCAATAATACTAACAGGTCATCTATCAACAGTAGAAAAATTAAATTTAATACCTTTAAGAGGTGGAAAATATCCTTCTACAACTAAAATAACTGATGGAACAGCTAACTTACTTGGATAATGACAGATTTTAAAAGACCCATACCACAAAGACAAAATGAGCTTTTAAGAAAAAATTTATCAGCCCCTGCTTATGATTTAGATTCATTATCTGATAAAGCAAAGGGAAGAAATAATTACGCTAGAGAATCTTCTAAATTAGAAGAAATTGATTTTCCTATAGAAGGACTAGTTCCTGATACTAAACCCCCAGGACTTTTAAAAGATAAAGTTAATAGAGCTAATGTTACTCGTAGAGATGATGATGATGTAAAAGATGTAACAATTGGAATACAAGATCATGATGAAGCTATACAATATTATTTTGATAATGTAATACAACCTTCTGTTGTATTAAACGGAGAAAGAATTAAAGCTCCTTTAATTTATGGTTCCCCTGAAAGATGGAAAGGAGTTCAACGAGATGGGTATTTTAGAGATAAAAATGGTAAGATACAGACACCTCTTATTATGTTTAAAAGAAATAGTATTGAAAAAAGAAGAGATTTAGGTAATAAAATGGATGCTAATAATCCTCAATTATATTATTCTTTTCAAAAACAATATTCAAAAAGAAATCAGTACGATAATTTTTCAGTATTACAAGGTAGAGTGCCTCAAAAAGAAATGTATAATGTAGTGATACCTGATTATGTTAAATTAAAATATTCATTTATTATTTGGACCGACTTTATTGCTCAAAATAATAAAATAGTAGAAGCTGTAAATTATGCTTCAGATTCTTATTGGGGTGATCCTGAAAGATTTAAGTTTAATGCAAGAATAGATTCATTTGCAAACAATACAGAAATATCACAAGGTAAAAATAGAATGGTAAAAACTAATTTTGAAATGACATTACAAGGATATATTATTCCTGATGCTATGGGTGCTTTATTAAAACAATACTCTAAAAAAACATTTACAAAATCAGTACATAATACTACTTCTTTTGTAGAAAATACTAGAGGAAATGATATTCAAAATGATAGAAAAAGACAACCTATAAATAAAGTAGGAGATGGAGGAGCAGGTATAGGTTACGATAGAATAGGACAACAACAAATAAGATAATATAATGGCAAAACAAAATAGAACAACGTTAAAAGGATATTTTGAAACAGGAGACATACCAACAGGAGCAAATTATGTTGATTTAATAGATACTCCTGTAGTAATGGATACTGAAAACACAGGTAGTATAGATATTTTAGGCCCTATAACAGCATCAGGTGATATTAGTTCAAGTGGAACAGGTTCATTTACAGGAGGAGTTCATTCTTTATTTGGCTCGGGTTCTTTTGGATCATTAGCAGGTACTTTATCAACAGCAACTCAACCAAACATAACAAGAGTAGGTACTTTAAGTGAATTATCTATAAGTGGTAATATAACAACAGTAACAAATATAACAGCTACAGGAAATATAAGTGCAAGCGGAAATATTAGTGCAAGTGGAAATATAAGTGCTTTTGGAAGTTCTTCATTAGTAGGTTTACCAACAACAGAACCTTCAGTAACAGGAGCTTTATGGTTATCTGGTAGTGCAGGTGCTGGTTCAAAATATTTAATGGTGTTTACAGGATAATAAGATGGCTAATTACACACAACCCTCACCTACATTACCATCTACTTCATCAGCATATATTGATGAAAGAGGAAGACAAATAGCAATGTCTATTTATAATCCTTTGTATAAAGGTAGTAAAAAAGACTATTTATCTTATAGTTCAATGGGGTTAACAGCTTCTTTAGTTATTAGTGCTTCTGAAAGAACACCAACTTCTTCCGTAGCATTTTATTCTGGTTCTAATCAAGTTTTTTTATTATCAGCAAGTGCAGCTTTTACTGCAGGAATTAATTTAGAAGTAGGATATACATTATCAAATTCTTCAATATCATTTACATCTACAACTCATACATCATCAGTTACTATTGGAGATGTTGAAAGAGAATATGATAGACGTGAACAAGAATTTCTTGAAGAAGATGAAAGAGTAGAAAAACTTATTGAAGATGTAGCAACTTCAACAAAAAGACAAATATCTCGAGTTGCTTTTTCAAAAAACATAGAGGGTCCTTTAAGAATAACAACAGGAAGCTCAGGAACTACAAGAACAGGTAGTTTAAGAATAAAAGATGGAGCATCATTAAGAATTATAGATGGGGTTAATTTTACAATATATGGAGGATGTACAGATCCTACTTCATTAAATTATAATCCTTCTGCAACATTAGATAATGGTTCATGTAGATATCCAGTTTATGGATGTACAGATCCCAATGCATATAATTATAATCCAGGAGCAAGTGTTGATGATGGTTCATGTGGTTATCTTGGATGTACAGATCCTACTGCTATTAATTATAATCCTCAAGCAACAATTAATAATGGAGCTTGTCATTATGCTCCTATAGGAGGAGAAGTTCCACGTCAAGACTTCTTTATTACAAATGATAGTAGTACTATTTATGAAAGTGCACCAAAAGATAGAAGTTTAGTAGCAGAAGTAAGACCTAAAATAGTTGTAAAACCTAATAAACCTAATCCTGGAAATTCTTTAAATATTCCTTCAGCAAGAAAAAGAATATCTAAAGGACAAAAATTTGTACTTAATACTACAGGAGCTGTTTATAAAGGGGCTTATTATATTTTTAATAATAATAATTTAAAAAATAGTACTGTACTTAAAGGTAAAAGAGTTAAGGGAAATGCTCCTTTACTTATACCTACAGAATTTCAAGCTAATGCCCTTTTATCTTCACGTAATGGTGATAGAATATATGCTGATACAAATCAAGCTATATCTTCTAATTTACCATTAGCATATGGTTTACCTACAAATGGAGGTCAAAACTGTATGGGTTGTGCTTTTTATAAAAATAATAATTGTTCAAACTGGAATGCACAAGTAAGACAACAATACTATTGTGCATCGTGGTTACCACCAGAATTATTAATACCAGCAGGAGATATTTTTAGATTAGAATATCCTGGTATTACTCAAACAGGATTTTATACTAATGGTAATGAATTTTTATTACCTCATCAAATGGTTCGTGGAGCTAAACAAAAATATTATGTAGGACATTATCATATATTACCAGATGGAGCTTATAAAGCAGATAATTCTTCAACAATTCCTTTTGGAACTGCTTTAACTTTAAAACAATCTTTAAAATCAGGACCTAATGTACATTTTACAAAAATTACTTTATCAAGTTTACAACAACAATTAGCAACAACAACACAAACCCCAGAAATAACAACACAAACAACAGAAATAACAACACAAACAACACAAACAACAACAACTTCTCCTGTCACTGTAAGTTCAACACAAACAACTACACAACCAGTGTCAAATAATACAAGTGGAACAGGAACAAGTTATAGTTATTAACATAACATAATATAATATGAGTACATTATTCGTAAATACAATTTATCCAGACTCAGGATCCTCAGTAAACATATCAGGATCTTTAATAATATCACAGAGCTTAATAGTAGCTGATAATATTACTATGAGTGGATCTATTAAATTAGGAGATGCAGATACAGACTCAGTAAGCTTAACAGCAGAAATAAGTTCTAGTATAATACCAGATGCAGATTTAACATATAATTTAGGTTCTTCAGCAAAAAAGTGGAATAAACTACATGTAGGAAACATAACAGCCTCACACAATATAAGTTCAAGTGGAATAGTATATGGAGCTGTAGGTCAATTTGATGAATTAACATTACCTCCTTTTACTACAATTACAGCTAGTGGAGGTATATCAGCAGCTTCTTTTGTAGGAGATGGTAGTCAATTAACAGGAGTAGGATCAACAGGTTCTGTTTTAGATGTAGTTAGTGTAAGTGTAGATACTTTTGTAAGTGGAGCAGGAACAGGATCATTTAATCATTTCTTTGTAAGTGGTGAAATTAGTGGATCAGTTAGTGCGAGTGGTACTGGATCTTTTCAAGGAGGAGTAAACGCAGCAGGAACAAATAGTACATTTGGTAACATAACAGCTTCAGGTAATATAAGTGCTAGTGGATATGTCTTTAGTAATAATTTAGTTTTACCTGTTGATGAGGGTGGTGCTGAAGAGGCAAGAATAGTATTTTCTAAAAACTGGACAGGTAATGTATCAAACCAAAAAGGAGATAATGGGTATATTTTTGATGATGATCAATCTATACAAATAGGATATGCAGATTCAGATTATGTTGCAATAGGACATCAAGACCCAACCAATACTGATTCTGATGGGATGAGAATATACCTTCAAACAGGAGTTAGAGTAAAAGGAAGTGTAAGTGCAAGTGGAACAGGTTCATTCCAACATGGAATAGATGCAGCAGGAGCTACAGGTTCCTTTGGTATGATATCTGCAAGTGGAGATATATCGGCTTCAGGTACAGGATCTTTTGAATTTTTAACAGTACCAGGTGAAGTTAGTGGTAATATAAGTGCTAGTGGAACAGGTTCTTTTGCAGGAGGAATAGATTGTATAGGGGATGGAACAGGAATGTCTCCAGCTTCAGGAGCTTTTGGATATATTAGTTCAAGTGGAGAAATTACAAGTATAACAGCTTCTATGGATCATCTTATATTAAGTGGATCTAGTTCTATGGGATATATGTTTATATCAGCATCTGATGAATTAAATTATACAATAAGTTCTAGTGGTACTATTTCTTCTAGCTACTTTGCAGGAGATGGAAGATATTTATTTAATGTAACAGCTAGTGTGGGTGTTGCTAATGCACATGGTTCAGATACATTTGTACAATTTAATGATGGAGGTACAAACTTAGGAAGTGATTCTGGATTAAGATATAATAAATCAACAGATACTTTATCTATATCTGGATCTTTAATAGTAGGAGGTAATGGTACCCCAGGACTAGGAGCTGTAAGTGCAAGTAGAGTTAGTGCGAGTTTAGGATTTGAAGCAGATACATTAAGTACAAGTTCGTTTGGGTTTATTTCTTGTAGTGGAGATATTAGTTCAAGTGGAACAGGTTCTTTTGCGGGAGGTATAAATTGTATTTCTCCAGGAGGAGATAATGTTGATGGAACAGGTTCATTTGGGTATATTTCTTGTAGTGGAGACATAAGTATGAGTGGAACACTAGCTGTAGATGGAAATATGACTGCAAGTGGAACTATAAGTGGAAGTTTACTAAAAGGACAATCAGTTCAAGCCCAACAAGGTGATAGTTTAGGATTTAGATTTAATTTAAATAATGATTCAGTAGTAAATGCTTTAAGATATAAAGAAATATCTACAGTAGGACATGCAGATATAAATGCTTTACCTTTAACAGTAACTAAAGATATTTCAGGTAGTGCAAATCTTTTAATAGGTGGAACTGCAAGAATAGAAGGTGCATCAACGCTTGGTGGAGCTATAACAGCAAATGGTGCTTTAAATGTAAAAGGTGGTTTTCAAATAGGAGAAGTAGCAGTAACAGCAACAGCAGCTGAGTTAAATGTAATGGATGGGTTTCTTGGAACAACAGACCAATTAAATGCCTTTATAAAAACAGCAGATGCAGATATTGAACCTTCTAAAGCAGTAAAATATGATTCAGAGGGAGCAGTAAGATCTAAAAAAGTAATAAAATCTTCAGGAGCAACATTAACTGCTGGAGATAGTGATGCATTATTAGCCCCATCAGGATCAGATGCACAAACATTTACATTACCAGCTGTATCAGATGCTAAAGGAGTAAGATTTGAATTCGTAGCTGCTAGTGCTGCAGCACATATAATACAAAGTGAAGCTTCAGATATATTTGGTCAAATAATAGATAATTCAAATGCAGCCACATTAGCAAGAACTGAATTAGAAGGAAGCAGTAGAATAATATTGCAAAACCCAAAAATTGGAGACAGAATAACTATAATAAGTGATGGAAGTAGATATTTTGTTGAGGGAAGAACAAATGACACACCAGGATTAGCATAATAAATAAATAATATAATGATACAGGGAAGAGCAGCTTTAAAAACACATTTTCAAACGGGGGATAGACCAACACAAACCCAGTTTGAAAATTTCTTGGACTCTTATGTCCACATGACAGAAGTCAACCATGGAACTGTTACTATTAGTGGTACTATATCCGCTACAACAGGTAGTTTTGCTTATCTAGATATCACAGGAACAACAGCATTTGATAGTATTACTGTTGGAGGTGGATTTGGGAACACAGGATTAACTATAGATACAGATGGAAAATTAGAAACCAATGCATCTATATATTCAGATACTTTTATAAAAGCAGGTACTTCTTTTATAATTGGTAATGCCAATATAAATGAAGCAGAATTTATAGTTTTAGATAATGTAACTCCAGGAGTAGCTCAAGCAGAAAAAGCTTTAGTATTAGATGGGGATAAAAACATAGCAACTATAAATAGTTTAACATCTACATCTGGTTCCTTTAGTATGTTATCTGGTAGTTCAGGTTACATTAAAAATATAGATATTGATAATTCAACTATAGGATTTGGAGGGCCTTCTTCTGCTAGTTTTACTCAAATAACAGCCTCAGGTGATATAAGCTCAAGTGGAGGAACTTTATTTGCAAAGCATGGTTATTTTGCAAATAATGTAAGATTTGGTCAAGCAACAGTAATAATATCTGGTTCTTCAGGTAATATAACAGCTTCTGGAAATATATCTGCAAGCGGAACGGGATCTTTTGGAACTTTAGATGTTTTAGATTTCGGTGATATAAGTGCTAGTGGAGATTTAATTGTACGTAACATAACTGCTAGTGGTGAAATAAGTGCAAGTGGAATGTTATATGCTAATGGAGCTGATTTTGGAGACGCAAACATAGATAATGTTGGGTCCATAAGTTTAGACCGAGTACTACCAGATCAAGCTCAATCTCTTCAAATAGGAGCTGATGATCAATCTACTATGGTAAACATATCAGGGCATCTTTTTGCTCAAACATCTGTTACAGCTAGTGGAAATATAAGTGCAAGTGGTGGTAATAATATAATAGGAAATGATGTAATAATAGGAGAAGATTGTGATTCTAGTCTTCAAATTAGAGCTAATGTAACAGCAAGTTGTAATATTAGTGCTAGTGGAACAGGTTCGTTTGGTTATATAATGGGAGATGGTAGTGGTTTAACAAATTTAGGTAGTGATGAACATCACGGAAATCAACCAACCATAACAGGAAGTATTACTGTAAATTATAATTCAAATCAAACATTAGTTACAAATAATACAGGTGAATTTACAATACCAGCAGATTCAAATTATACAGTACAACAAGGTGCACAAATAGATTTACAATACACACCATTAGCTGAAAGATTATTTAGGTATGATGTTGATTCAGGTGACTTTATTCCTTATGCTCAGGCAAACATAGATTCTGAAACTACATTAATGAAAGGTTTTGGTGCTGGAACTGCAGGGGTAGGTAACGATGTAACTATAAGACACAATGCAACAGTCCCAGAAAATTTTGTTACAATTTTACATACAACTACAAATGTAACACAATCAGAAGACCCTAACAATAATCCTATAACAACAGATCCTCATTCAATCACAATACAGGATCAATCTACTTACACTATAAAAGCAGGAGCAGACGTAACAGTAGATGGAGTTCATCACGGAGTTGTTAGAAAAGATATAGCCCTAGTAGGACATATAGGGATAGGAGACACACAAGCAATTGGTCCTTCAGGAAGTAATTCTTTTAATGACCAATATAATAATTTATACCCTTCAGCTTCTACTCATTTACATATATCAGCAAGTAGTCCAATTGTAAAAATAGAAGATAGTACAAATACATGTTCAGGATTACTAACTATAGAAGGAAATATAGAAGCCCTATGTGGTACTGGTTCATTTGGACATTTAGTAGCAAGTGGGATTAGTGCAAACCTAATAATTAATGGTAATCAAACCTCTACAACAGAAAGTGTAGAAATCCCTCAAAACTTTAATAATACTATAGTCACAAATAATACAGGTGAATTTACAGTAAATGCTGATTATACAGTAAGAGCAGGAGCACAAGTTGATTTACAATATACTCCAATAGCAGAAAGACTATACAGATATGATGTTGATACAGGTGATTATATCCCTTATGCACAAGCTAATATAGATTCAGAAACAACCTTGATAAAAGGATTTGGAGCAGGAACAGCGGGAGTAGGTAATGATTCAACAGTAAGACATAATGCTACAGTTCCAGAAAACTTTACAGCGATCTTACATACAACTACAAATGTAACACAGTCTGAGGATCCAAATAATAATCCAATGACAACGGATCCCCATTCTATAACGATCCAAAATAATTCTACTTACACAATAAAATCAGGAGCAGATGTAACAGTAGATGGTGTACATCATGGTGTTGTTAGAAAAGACATAGCTTTATTCCAAACTTTAGGAATAGGTGATACTCAAGCAATAGGCCCTTCAGGAAGTAATCATTTTAATGATCAGTATAATAATATCTATCCTTCAGCTTCTGCACATTTACACATTTCAGCGAGTAATCCTTTAATAAAAGTAGAAGCATCTTCAGGAGCAGGATTATTAGATATGCAGGGTAGTGTTAGTGCAAGTTTAGATGTAAATGTTTTAGGAACAGGTTCATTTGATGGAGGAATAATATTAACAGCTCCTAATGGAACTCAATATAGAGTAACAGTCGACAACAGTGGAAATTTAACAACTTCTTCTGCATAGTTTCTGAAATAAAAATATATTTATAAATGATAAAAATAATCACTATATTAGTTTAGGTTTGTAAATTTTTTTCATATTTATATACGTGAACAGCAAAAGTATAACAACTATTAAATAAAAATAAAAAATAATGAGCAATATTAATGTAAATAATTTAACCCCTCTATTAGGATCGGGTTCATCAGTTAGTGTATCCGGATCTTTAGTAGTTAAAAATGATGTAACTATAGGTGGTCATTTATACATTGGAGACGCGAATACAGATTCAGTAACTTTCTCAGCAGAAGTAAGTTCAAGTATATTACCAGATGCAAATATAACATATGATTTAGGATCTGCATCTAAACAATGGAGAGAAGTATTCTTAAATTCATTAGTAGTAAAACATATTACTGCAAGTGGTAACATTAGTGCAAGTGGTACTGGTGTAAACGGAACAGGCTCATTCCATCATTTATACTCAAACGGAAATATACATGCTACAGGAACAGGTTCATTTGATCAAGCAGTAATAGCATCAAATTCCTCATCCTTTACTTATGTTTCTATGAGTGGTGCTCTTGATACTTCTTATCATGTAAGTGCTAGTAGAATTTTAATACATGGAGGTAATAATGCAACAGGTTCAGTAGGAACAGCTCCATCACTTGAAGTAAGAGCAACAGCTTCGATTGGATATATTTCAGCAAGTGGAGACATGACTATGAGTGGAACAGCTTCCTTCGGAGGAGGTGTTGATGCTTTAAATGCATCAGGTTCATTCCTATATGTTCACGTTCAAGAAAATTTAAGTGGTAGTGCTTCAGGATCATTTAACGATTTATTTGTAAATGATAATGTAGAAATACAAGGAGTTACTAATTTACATGGAAATATTAGCTCAAGTAATAGCGTAACAGCTTCATTTGGATATTTAAGCTCAAGTGGTGATTTAAATGTAGTAGGTCAAATAAGCTCAAGTAGAGTAAGTGCAAGTAATGGGTTTGAAGCTGATTTAACAAGTACAAGTTCATTTGGACACGTTTCAATGAGTAGTGTACATACTTTACCTACTTTAACAAGTTCATTTGGACATGTTACAATGAGTGGAGATTTAGGAGTTGGAACAACAACCAGTCCATTAGGACATGTACATATTAAAGATGGTAATTCTAACGGTGAAACACCAAGTCTTAACGCAAATGATTTAATAATAGAAGGAAATGGAAATACTGGTTTAACCATTATGACCAACACAACATCACAAGGAGCTATTTACTTCGGTGATGATAGTAAAAATGATGGTAGAATAATTTACCAACATGGAGTTGCTCCACGTATGAGTATTTACACACAAGCTCATGAATTTAGATTATCAGGTTCAGGTGCAAGTTTCTCAGGAGACGTTAGTTCTAGTGGTAGAGTAAGCGCAAGTTCAGGATTTGAAGCAGATGGTGGAACTACAAGTAATTTCGGAGCTATTTCGATGAGTGGTAATTTAACACTAGCAGGTCAAATAAGCTCAAGTAGAGTAAGTGCAAGTGCAGGATTTGAAGCAGATACATTAAGTTCAAGTTCATTTGGATATGTTTCTACAAGTGGAACAGTAAATGCATTAGGTAATGTAAGTTCAAGTGCAAATGTATATGGTACACAATTCTTTGTAGGTAGTGGTGGAGCTATGGCTGTTTTAAGTGGAGATGGTGCAGCAAATACAGTAAAAATGGGAGGTGCTTCAAGTGTAACACAAATTCACGGTATATCAATTGATGTAACTGGATCCATTTCAATGAGTGGTGAAATTAGTATGAGTGCTGCTAATAGTATTACAATAGATGCAGGAAATTTAAGTGTTAATACTGGAGATGGTATTTTTGGAGCAGCTGTAAGTGCAAGTGAAACAGTAACTGCCAACAGTTTAGCTATCCATAATGCGGGAGTTTCAAATGCAACAATTTCAGCTGATGGAACAGGTTCATTTAGAGGAGGAATTGATTGTATAGGAGGTGGTTCAGGATTTAATGCTACAGGTTCATTTGGATATATTTCATGTAGCCAGGATGTTAGCTCAAGTGGAACAGTATTTGGTGAAACATTAATAGTAGGAACTGGAAATAGTATTGTTAATGGTAATATTAAATTTAATGGTGGTATAGTAAGACCATTAAAAAACATTACAGCAGATACCGTTTTAGATGCTACATCGGGAGTATTTGCAGATGCAGGTAAAACAATTGTACTTAATGCAGCAGCAGGTTGTGATATTACTTTACCACCAGCGGAAGGAACAGGAAATGTTTATAAATTCTTTGTAGGAACTGCAATTACCTCAAACCAATACAGAATTAAAGTGCAAAATTCAAATGATACATTTGTAGGAGCAGTACATATGGTAGATGCAGATGATGATTCTCAAACAACAATAACAGCAAAAGGCACAGATGATACAATATCATTAAATGGTGGTACAACAGGAGGTGGATTATTAGGAGATTGTATAACATTTACAGATATAAAATCACAATTATTTGTAGTAGAAGGAAATCTGGTAGTACCTGCAGGTTCTAATCCAGCAGATCCATTCTCAGCTAACGTATAATAAGAGAATAATTAATATAAAAATAATTAAGACCCCTTTATGGGGTCTTTTTTTATATGTATAATAAAAAATAGTTATAAAAGTAGCTACTTCTGCAAAAGTAATATATTTATAATATATGGCAAGTACAATAATTATAAAAAACGGAGCAGGAGGATCAATACCAAATTCTTTAAAACAAGGAGAATTAGCAATTAATGTTGATTCGGGTTCTTTATATTATGGAACTTCAGGTTCTAGTAATTCTGTTTCATCAAGTTTTTTCTTTCAACACATAACAGCCTCGGGCAACATAAGTGCTAGTGGTACTATATTTGGAAATCAAATTAATGTAGGAGGAGGAACTTTTACTTCAGCTTCATTAGCAGGAGGAGGAGGTGGATCAGCTGACAATTTAGGAAACCATACAGCTACCCAAAATTTAAATATGGGTAATTTTGATATAACATCATCAAAAAATATAATAGGAATTACAGGTTCATTTAACCAAACAGTTGTAACATTAAAAGCAGGAGCTCAAGACTCACCTTTTATAATAACAATAGCAAACAATAATGGACAAGATAATAAATTAGAAGTAACAAAAGATGGTATTTTAAAGTTTGGTGCATTAGACACTTTACCAACAGCTATAACTGGTGGTTTAGCTTATTCTGCTTCAGCATTTTATGCAGGACTCTAAATAATTACATACGTATAATAAACATTAAAAACTAAATAAAATTTATATAAAATGGCAGAATGGAAAAAGGTCATAGTTTCGGGTTCAACAGCAGATCTTCATATAGTATCAGCATCAAGATTTCACGGAGCATTAGAAGGAACACTAGTAGATGGTAATGGTATTGCTGATTTTACATTTGATGGAACTGCTAATGCTACAGTTACAGTAGATCTAGATGGATCTACTTTAGCATTAGGATCTAGTGGTGTAAAAGTTGCGGATGGGGGTGTTGGTACAACTCAATTAGCAGGAGACGCAGTAACAGGAGCTAAAATAGCAGACGATGCCGTAGACTCAGAACACTACACAGATGGTTCTATTGATGCAGCTCACATAGCTTCCAATGCAGTTACAACAGCTAAAATTAACGCTGATGCAGTTACTGCTGCAAAATTAGCTGACGATGCTGTAGTTACTGCAAATATAGTAGATGCAAATGTAACAACAGCTAAAATTGCAGGAGATGCCATAACAGGTGCTAAAATTGCAGATAATGCCATTGATTCTGAACATTATACAGACGGTTCTATTGATACAGCGCATATTGCAAATTTACAAGTAACTACAGGTAAAATTGCGGCAGATGCTATAACAGGTGCTAAAATAGCAGACAACGCTATAGATTCAGAACATTATACTGACGGATCTATTGATACAGCCCATATTGGAGATAATCAAGTTACGGGTGATAAATTATCAGATGATATTACAGTTGCTGGAGCTCTAACAATAGTAGGAGGTGTAAGTGGAAGCTTCATTAGTGCAAGTGGAGAAATAGTAACATCAGGAAAAATAATATCAACTTCAGGATCCTTTGTAGGTGATGGTTCTACTTTAACAGGGGTTACTGCAACATTATCAAACAACCTAACAGTTGATAATGCAACGATACAATTAAATTCAGGAACTACATTTAATGGGGGTGCAGCAAGAACTATTAGTGTAAAAGATGGAGGAATAGACACAGACGCATTAGGTGCAGATGCTGTAACAGGAGCTAAAATTGCAGACGATGCTATTGACTCAGAACATTATACAGACGGATCTATTGATGCAGCTCATATAGCTTCCAATGCAGTTACAACAGCCAAAATTAATGCAGACGCAGTAACAGGCGCTAAAATTGCAGACAATGCTATTGATTCAGAACATTATACAGATGGTTCTATTGATACAGCGCATATTGGAAATGATCAAGTTACTATTGCAAAAATGGCCGGATTGGCTAGAGGAAAAATAATAGCAGGTGATGCGTCAGGTGACCCAGCTGCTTTAGCATTAGGTAGTGCAAATACTGTTCTTCAATCAGATGGAACTGATTTATCATATGGTACTATAGCAGCCGCTATGATAGCAAGTAATGCTGTAACTACAGCAAAGATTAATGCAGATGCTGTAACAGGAGCTAAAATAGCAGATGATGCCATTGATTCTGAACACTATACAGATGGCTCTATTGACACAGCCCACATTGGAGATAACCAAGTTACGGGTGATAAATTAGCAGATGATATTACGATAGCTAATGATTTAACAGTAACAAGAGATTTAATAGTTAATGGTACCAGTGTTACTGTTAATACAGCCAACTTAAATGTTGAAGATCCATTTATATTATTAAAATCAGGCTCTTCTAATACAACTGATTCAGGTATTGTATTTGGTGGTTCAACTGGTACAGCTAATTCAGGTAAAGCAATTGTATGGGATGCTAGTTATAATAGTAATGATGGTAGATTAGCAGTTTCTACAACAGCCGTAGCGGGTGATGCTACTGCTAATTTTGGTGCTGGTACAGCAGGATATTATGTAGCAGGTGTGTTTGAAGGAGCTGCAGATGATGCTGCAACAGCAAAAGCTGACCACCCAGGTAATATTAGAATTGAATCAAGTGAAATTTATGTCTATGTGTAATAGATAAATGTTAAAAAAATTAATAAAAGTTATGTTTCACAGTAAAATTAATAAAGATAAAGAACCAATAAAAGGTCAAGTATCTGTACATTTGTCGAAAGAAGAAATAGAGATTTTACTTCAATCAATAAAAAATTCAAATTTTAGTGGTTCTGTACTAGATATTTTATATAATCTAGTATATAAACTACAAACAAATTATAATAAAATAAATAAATTAAAAAAATAAGTTATGTATACTCCAAATGAGTGGACAGTTATACGTCAAGGTCTTGACTTAGTAACAATCACAGGAAAAAATGCTAAAGATTTAGCTGCATTACAAGTTAAAGTAGAAAAAGACATTCAAAAATCTAAAGCTAAAAAAGAAAAAGAATTACAAAAAATTATAAAAGCAGAAAAAACTAAGAAATAGATTTTTTTATATATTTATAATAAATTATTGGCCCTCCATAGGGAAGTGGGCTCACAGTGAGTAACCAACCATAATAAAATAGAATATGCCAAATTGGAAAAAATTATTGACCTCAGGGTCTAATATACAAATATCAGAATTAACATTACAAGCAGCGGGAGTTCATAAAACTTCAATAGACACATCAGGAAATATAGCTACAGAAGGATATGTAAGTTCAAGTTCAGAATTATCAGGTAGAGCTCTTACACTAGGTACTAATGGTACTACTGCAGCTTTTATAGATACATCAGGAAATGTAGTTTCACAAACAGGATATGTAAGTTCAAGTGGAGATGTAGCAGGTACATCATTAACCTTAAAAGTAAATGGTTTACATAGAGCAACTATAGATACTTCAGGAGATTTTTCATGTAGAACAATAAGTGGAAGTGGAGTATTAATTGCAAACACAGCTCAATTTAGACATAATGGTATAAACACATTTGACATATCCAACGCTGGAGCTATTAGTGCAAGTTCAACAATACAAGGTACAGCTTTAACATTAGCTACAAACGGATCAGTTAGATCAACTATTGATGCATCAGGTAATTTATTTGCAGCAGGAGATATAAGCTCAAGTGGGGGGATGATTATAGGTAGAGATATGACATTATCTACGAATGGTGTTGGTGCATTTAGTGTAATAGCTAATGGGGTTGTAAGTGCAAGTGGATTAATACAAGGTACTGCATTTAAACAAGAAAATAATGGTAACCTTACATTTGTAGTAGACACTTCAGGAAATGTAAGTTCAAGTGGAACATTATCAGGTACTGCTTTAACATTAGCAACAGCAGGTACACAAAAAGCAGCTATAACAGCAGATGGATCAGCTTCATTTGCAGGGGGTATAGACACATTTTATGATGCTACAGCATCTTTAGGGTATATTACTGCTTCACAATTAATTATACAAGGTACAGATCAAGATGCCGCCATTAGTTTAAAAGATAACGATGGTAATCAAATTGGGGCAATTGCAAGGTGTGGTTCTGGAGGAAATGCACATAAAGGTAGACTAGTATTAAGAGATAATACTGATATTAAAATAGAATTAACCCCAATTGGTACAAGTTATGTTATGGGTGCTTTTAGTTCAAGTGGAGCAATGACAGCTAATTCATTTCATCAATCATCAAATGGAACAACAATAGCTTCAATATCTAATCAAGGAGTTATAAATGCTAAGATGGGGTTAATTACACATACTATTGGAGCTAATACAGGTGATGTTGTTTATTTTGGAGGCACAACATCTATGACTACCGGTAAAATTTATCATTATAAAAGTGATGGTACTTGGGAACTTGCTGACTGTAATGCAGCAGCTAACAGTGATGGTTTACTAGCTGTAGCACTAGGTGCTGCTTCAGATACTAATGGAATGTTATTAAGAGGAATGGCTACACTTCATACTATTGATGGAACAGAGGCAGTTGGTGATGTTTTATATCTTTCTGAAGACACAACAGGTAATGCTAATTCAGTAGCTCCCGCTGGTAATGGTGATATAGTAAGAGTGATAGGATACTGCTTACATGCAACTGATCAAACTGTATGGTTTAACCCTGATAGTACATTTGTAGAAGTAACAGCGTAATGAACGTAGATAATATTTTATTCAAATATAATGAACTAAACAATATAGTAATAACATATCCACAAGAAAATACCGTGAAATTTGGATTATTATACCATATATTTAAACAATTAAAAAAATAAGTTATGGCAACTCAACATATTACAGTAAATGGAGTAGCTGCCAGTGATGGTGGATTTAGTCCGTCTGCTAATAGCGAAATCGTATCCAATGCATCTGATGGGGACACTGGATCTTCTTTTCAAAACACCTCCATAAACCAATCTATTACCTTTCAACTAGAGGGTGTTAGTGACTATTCAGTATTGAGTGGAGCAACAATTACATCAGTACAAGCAATAATTACAATGGCGGCAAGTGGTAAGGGCTCAGCACAAGCCACAGTAAGATTAAAAGATGGAACTGGTGAGGACGCAGAAGTATACCAACAGGACTCACTTGATACTTCCAATTCTTCACAAACAGACCTTTCGGGCACAACAACTAACAATGGTGGTTCAGGTTTTTCTGCAGATCAACTAAATGACATGCTTATTGAAGTTGCAGGAATTGAGGGTGCACTTAATATTATTTCCCGTGTAAGAGTATTAGTAACATTTACCGCAGCGGCTAATCCTTTTATATCAAAAATATCTGGTCTTGTTATTGGTTCAGTTAATAAAGTATCTGCTTTAGCAAAAACATCCATAGCAAAAGTAGTTGCTGTAGCTAATTATTTTGATCGTTCAGCAGTAGCCAAATCAATATCTACTGGTACTAGTGAAGCAGTATATATTTCAGATTCAAATGGAAGTTATAGAATAGATCATAACGATGCATTTTCAGTTTCTTTTTGGATAAAAGTAGGATGGAATGTAAGTCTAAATACAACGATCCATTTGTTTTCATCATCTGATGTAGCAGCCGCTGGTGCTAACGCAGATACATTTCGAGTCTTTTATATTGAAAATCAAAATAGACTTATGGTAGAGTGGAGATCAGGCTCTTCAGAGAAAAAACATAATTTTTGGTTTTTTCATTCAAATTCTTCTTCTAACAACAATTCAGCAGATGCTTTTAATGCAGCGGGTTTAGGTACTACATTTTGGAATTCAAGTAATAGAGGAAATGTAAATAGTGATGGGTATACTTTAATAACAGTTACTCGAGGTACTACAAATTCAGCTGCAAGTTCTAATCTGAATGCATATTGGAATGCTACTTCTCTTGGTGTAGGATTTTATGCTAGTGGTGGTGGAACTGGTACACCTAATATGGGTAATTCAACTGACAAACAGATAACGTTAGGTTCAAGTTCGTGGAATTTCCTTCAAAGTGGTAATAATACTGAGACTAAATTTAATGGGGTTACTGTTTGGGATAAAAAATTAACTTCAGCAGAGGTAACAGAATTATACAATAGTGGTACTCCAATGGATGTATCAACTCATTCAGCATACGCGAATTGTACTGGTTGGTGGAATTTTGAAGACACTAATGGTACAAATTTAATATCAGGAGGACCTGATTTCGATCAAATAAATGGCAACTCAAATATAGGACCAATCTAATGAATTATTATATAGTAACATCAGAAGTATTTGATACTTTAACAAAAGACAATATAACATTTATGCATAAAAGTATGGATGGAACACAAAGACTAATAGGAACGACAGACGAAGTAACTGATAGAGTAAGAAAATTCCAGAATGTAACGACATGTTCAAATTATACATTTACAAACCACTCTGATTGGACAGGAGATGGTGCAGGTATAGAAGAATGGATGCTTGAAGAAATCATATACGTACCAGAAATAGATGATTAAATATGTATAACAATACAACACATTTAAAATGGGAAAGGTAAAAGTAAAAATAGGAGTTCCTAAAATATACGAATTTGGTAGTAGTGATCTAATGATAGACATAGACGCTGGTGATATCTATTTTAAAGACAGAAAAGGAAAACTAAGAAAAATACTAAGCCAAGAAACTTTACCACTTACAAAAGCTTTACCACAATTAAATTCCCCAACAGTATCTGCATCATTTGCAGTAATTACAAAAAATGTAACAGCCTCCGCAAATATAAGTTCAAGTGGAAATATTATAACAACTCAAATAACAGCTTCAGGTGACCTAAGTGCAAGTGGAGAAGTAATAGCATTAACAGGTAGTTTTGATATAATAGAAGGTGGCGTCTTTTAAAATCCGCATATATGTATATAGGAATAATAAATAATAAATTTTAAGTTATGGCAGTAAAAGAAAAAACAACAAAAAAAGCATCAACAAAATTTGAAGATAAAGATCTTCAAACTCTTAGAGATCTTCAAGGACAAACAGACAAAATTGTATATAGTTTAGGACAAATTTCAATACAAAGAGAAAGACTAAATATGTCAGAAAACCAGTTAAAAGAAGAGCTTAAAAAAATAGACCAAAAAGAAGCAGAATTAGGTAAAGAATTTGCCTCAAAATATGGTGTAGGAAATGTTGACATAGAAACAGGAGACTTCACACCTGCTAGTTAATTTTTTAAGATATATTTTATATTTATAGGTGACTAAAATAGTCGCCTATATTAGTTTAGGTTTGTAAATTTCTTTCATATTTATATATGTAAGCAAATACAGAATATATAACAATTATCAAATATAAAATAAAATGGCAGAAAATATAATTTCACCAGGTGTATTTACCAGAGAAAACGATTTATCCTTTTTACCACAAGGTATTGGACAAATTGGAGCATGTGTAATTGGACCGACAGTAAAGGGACCAGCGTTCGTACCAACAGTTATCCGTAGAGGTTTTGCAGAATTTGAAGCAAGATTTGGATCTTATGATAAAGACACTTATGTTCCTTTAACAGTAAGAAACTATTTAAGAAACGCAGGTACTGTAACTATAGTAAGAATACTTGGTGGTGGTGGATGGAGATTTGATTCAAATGGTTTAGTAGCACTTAGAAATGCAGCCGTTGATGATTCTGGTGTTAAACGTGTATTAACAGTACTACACCCATCTAAAAATGATGACGCAGCACCTTCAGGTTCTGGGTTTAATTTAGATTTATCCAAATTAGCAGGTGGAGGTTCAGCAGCAGGTATTAACGGAGGTACAGCAGCTGCTTTTAATAGTACTTTTTGTTTAAATTTAGAAGGAGATGCCTTTACTTTAAAAGAAGTATCAATGTCATTAGATCCTTCTTCACCTAATTATATTACAAGAGCTTTAGGAAAAAACGCAGATAATTCAAAATCAGGTTCAAATGCTTTTGTAGATCAAGCATTCCCTTATATCAATTTTAAAGAATATCAAAGTACATTTGATGGAACTGAAAATTTAGAAATGATAGGATTACCAGAACATATATTTGCAGGAGGTACAAATAACGGTGGATTTACAGAAGGATATGATCATGCTGCAACTCCATGGATTGAATCAGGATATACATCAACTGCAGGAGCAGTTTCACCTTTATTTAAATGTCATAAATTAGCAGATGGTACTCAAACAAATACAGATTGTAAAATTAGTATTTTAAACCTTAAAGAACCAGCTGATATTGATGGTGAAGAACAATATAGTAGATTTTCTTTACAAGTTAGAAAATTTGATGATACAGATAAATCACCAAAAGTATTTGAACAATATGATAATTTATCTTTAGATCCAAATAATCCAAATTACATTGCAAGAGTAATTGGAGACAGATACGCTGAATGGAATGAAAGTATGCAAAAAGTAATCATATATGGTGATTATCCTAACAAATCAAGATATATTAGAATTGAAGTAGATGCAACTATAGATCAAGGAGCAGCTTCACCTAAATTATCACCAAAAGGATTTGCAGGATTATTAGATCCAATTGTTTCAGCAAGTGGAGGTACTGCACAATCAGTATTAGTTCCTTATGTAACTAAATCAGTACAAACACTTAATAGTGTATATAGTAAAAAAGCTTATTTAGGATGGGATTTTAGCAAAAAAGATAACATGATGTGGAATATGCCTATCCCACAAAATACAATAGTTAATTCAACAGGTAGATTTAATTTATCTGCTTTCAATGGACACCCATCAGCATCATGGACAGGATCATTAAGTGCTTCAATAGATCAATCAATGGCATCAGGTCCTAATGCAGCTCAAGTTAAATTCTCAGTACCATTCCAAGGAGGTACAGATGGTATGGGACCACATATTGTTAAAAAGACAGGAGAATTTATTACAGAAACTAACTTACATGGATTAGATTTAAGAGTAGGTCAGCCAGGTGGTTTAGCTTATGATAAAGCATTAGATATAATGTCTAATCAAGATGAGTATGATATTAATATGTTAGCTTTACCAGGAGTAATGAATAAATATCACTCTTACGTAACTACACAAGCTTATACATTTGCTGAAGATAGAGGAGATTGTTTCTATATTATGGATTTAGTAGGTCAAGAAGACAACGTATCATCAGCAGTAAGTGAAGCAGATGGAATAGATACAAATTACGCAGGTTCATATTATCCATGGGTTAAAGTATTAGACCCAGCTTTAAATAAACCAACATTTGTTCCACCATCAGTAATTGTACCAGGAGCAATAGCTCAATCAGATAGAATTGCTGCAGAATGGTTTGCACCAGCAGGTTTAAATAGAGGTATTTTAGGAAATGTAATTGAAGCTAGAACAAGATTAAACCAAGCTGAAAGAGATCAATTGTATGAAGGAAAAGTAAACCCAATTGCTACATTCCCAAGAACAGGAGTTTGTATTTGGGGTCAGAAAACATTACAAGCAAGACCAACAGCTCTTGATAGAATTAATGTAAGAAGATTATTAATTGAAGTTAAGAAATTTATTGCAAGTTCTTCTAAATACTTAGTATTTGAACAAAATACAGTACAAACAAGAAATAGATTCTTAAACATAGCAAATCCATATTTAGAGTCAATTCAACAAAGACAAGGATTATTTGCATTTAGAGTAGTAATGGATGAAAGTAACAATACACCAGATGAAATTGATAGAAACAGATTAATTGGTGGAATTTATTTACAACCAACTAGAACAGCTGAATTTATAATCTTAGACTTTAACATTCTTCCAACCGGAGCAACATTTGATGGTGGAGGAGGTGGTTCAAGCTACTAAAAAAAAGAAAAGTATTATATTTATAACGGAATAAAATAAAACAATAAAGATGGCAATATTAAACACAAACGAAATTATGTTCACAGCATTTGAACCTAAAGTACAAAATAGGTTTATAATGTATATAGATGGAATACCAGCATTTTTAGTGAAAAAAATATCAAGACCAAATATTCAATTTGGAGACGTAACTCTTGACCATATCAACGTGAAAAGAAAATTAAAAGGAAAAGCTGATTGGCAAAATGTTACAGCTACTCTTTATGACCCAGTAACACCTTCAGGTGCACAAGCAGTAATGGAGTGGGTTCGTTTATCACATGAATCAGTTACAGGTAGAGATGGTTATTCTGATTTCTATAAAAAAGACATTAGATTTAATGCTTTAGGTCCTGTAGGTGATATAGTTGAAGAATGGATTATGAAAGGAGCTTATGTACAACAAGCTAACTTTGGAGAAATGGATTGGAGTGTTGATACACCAGTTGAAATTTCATTAACTATTAGAATGGATTACGCTATCTTAAATTACTAATATAAAATAACATTTATATAAAGAAAAGCGCCTATTTTGGCGCTTTTTTATTTTCTACATATATGTATATCTGAACAAGTTTTAAAAATTAAATAACGTTATGGAACAAAACAAATTTGCAAACACACAACAACCAGTTACCCCTCAAAATGAAGAACAAACATATCAGTTCCCTACAGAGGAAGTAACATTACCTTCAAAAGGATTATTATATCCAGAAGGCCATCCATTAAGATCAGGAGTTATACGAATGAAATATATGACTGCTAAAGAAGAAGATATCTTAACAAATCAAAATTACATTAAAAATGGTACAGTAATAAATAAATTACTTCAATCTGTTATTGTTACACCTTGTGATTATAATGATTTATTAATAGGAGATAAAAATTCACTATTAATAGCTGCTCGTATTTTAGGATATGGTAGTGACTATACTTTTACTTATAGAGACCCTTCAACAGGTGAAGAAGAACAAGTAACAGTAGATTTAACAGAATTAGACGATAAAGAACTTGATGAAAGTTTAATGAAAGAGGGTAAAAATGAATTTGATTTTCAATTACCTCATTCAAAAATCAACATTACTTTTAAAATGTTAACCCATGGTGATGAAGAAAAAATTACTAAAGAACTAAAAGGTCTTAGAAAAATAAATAAATTTACATCAGCAGAATTAACTACACGTTTAAAACATATGATTTTATCTGTAAATGGAGATTATGAGAAAAAAACAATTAGAGAATTTGTTGATAATGCTTTATTAGCAAGAGATTCTAAATCTCTTAGAAACTATTTATCTGAAATTATGCCTGATATTGATTTAAAAGTCGACTTAGACTTTTCTAGTGGAGCGACTGCGGAGGGCGTAAGCATTCCCTTGGGACTCAACTTTTTTTGGCCTGACGCAGACATATAGAAAGTCAATGTTCGATGCCATCCATGATTTAGTATTTCATGGTGGTGGTGGTTTTATACACTCAGAAGTTTATAATATGCCAGTATGGATGAGAACCTTCCATATAGATAGAATAAATCAACATAATAGAAAACAAGAAGAAGAAGCAGAAAAACAAAGAGGACAATCTGAATTACATGAAAATAAAGTTATTCATAGACCCAATATAAGTCCTTCATCAACATTTAATATTTAAATGAAAGGTATCATAGATACCTTTCTTTTTTCATATTTATAAGGGAACAATTATACAAAAATGGCTGAAAAGGACGACGAAAAATCATTAGATCTAGGTAAACAATTAGTACAATCTTATAAAGAGGCTAATGTTGAACTTATGAATAGAGTATCTATAATAAAAAATTCATACAGTGAAGCAGCTAAAGAATATTCTTTAGTAAAACAAGTCCAACAAGAAACAGAAAAAGCTATTAAAAGTAAAAAACTACTTTTATTATTAGAAGAAGAAATAACTGAAGGTACTGTTAAATCAACTGATATTGAAAGAGAAAGAGAAAAACTTTTAGATAGAATAAAAAACCTAACAGCAGATAAGTCATTAGCGGAACAAGCATCAACAAAAGCTCAACAAGATGGGTTAAAAGAAGAATCTGAATTATATCAAGATATAGTTAAAGAAATAGAAGAATCTATTGATAAATTAGAAAAAATGGAAGCTGCTGCTAAAGGAGTAGAAGATCAAGCTAAAAAATTAGAAAAAGGAGGTGGAGCAGGATTTTTTACACAATTAGATAAAGCTTTTGGATCAGATGGTAAAGGCCAACAAAAAGGATTTTTCTCATCACTAAGAGAAGGATTTAGTGAAGCTGCTAAAGAAGCTAAAAAAATAAGATTTCAACAAGATCAAGCAAAAGAAGCTTCAAAAGAAAGAGAAAATATTAAATTTGATGAAAGATTAGGAGCTAATGCAAAAGACCCTGCAAAAAGAGGAAGATTTGTAGATCAAACCACTAAAAAAATGGTTGGTAAAGATAAAGTTAAAGCTTTAGATGCTAAAATAGCTAAAGGAGGAGGAGGATTTGCTAAAGTTTTTGGAGGAGCTATGAAAAAAGTAATAAAATCATTAGGACCAATGATTAAAAAATTACTTGGACCTATGGGATTAATTCTTGAAGTAATACAGGCAATAGGTAAAGTAGACGCTGAACTTACAGAAATGAGTAAATCTCTTAATATGTCTAAAGGAGAAGCACAACAATTAAGGGGTGCTATGTCTGTGTCTGCATCTGCTTCTAGTGATATGTTTGTTACTACTTCAAAACTAGTAAAAGCTCAGGCTACTTTAAATCAACATTTAGATTTAGCAGCAACTTATTCAGGAGATATATTAGTTAAATCTACTCAATTACTTGAAAAAGTAAAAATGACAGGACAAGCAGTAGCAGGATTAGCAGCTCAATCCTTAATTACAGGAGAATCTATGGATGAAACCTATAAAAGTGCTTTAAGTCTTTCTTATGAAATGCAAAGAGGAGCTAAAATACCTCTTGATATGAGAAAAGTATTAGAAGAAGTAGGTAAAACACAAGGAGTAATAAGAGCACAACTAAAAGGTAGCACTGAAGAAATTACAAAAGCAGTAACTCAAGCTAAACTTTTAGGAACAAGTTTAAAAGATGTAGCAGCTGCAGGTAAACAAATATTAGATTTTGAATCATCTATAGCAGCTGAAATGGAAGCCGAATTATTATTAGGTAAACAACTTAACTTAGAAAGAGCCAGATTAGCTGCATTAACGGGAGATTATGAAACATTAACACAGGAAATAGCCAAAAATGCAGGCTCTTTTACTGAATTTACCCAAATGAATGTTTTACAACAAGAGGCATTAGCTAAATCTTTAGGGATGCAAGCAGACCAAATGGCAGACATGTTATTTAAACAAGAAACCCAAAATAAAACAGCTCGTGAATTAAGAGCTATGGGTAAAGATGATTTAGCAGATAGATTAGAAGCAACAACAGCACAAGATAAATTTAATGCTTCTATGGATAAATTAAAAAGTATCTTAGCTGATATAGTGACACCATTAATACCATTATTAGATTTAATTATGTCTGTATTAAATCCTGTTTTTAAAGTATTAACATTTTTAGACCCTCTTGTAAAAGCAATTCAATTAGTGATAACTTCTATAGTTGATACTATAGGACTTTTATTTGGAGGAAATTATGATGCTACTAAAGCAGGAGCTAAAGACGTTGTAGCTTCTACAAAAGTTAGTGGAGAAATGTTAGGAATGGGGGACGAAGATAGGGGTGAAGGAGCAATGGGATATTCATATGCAGATGAAGGGATAGCAATGACTCCACAAATAGCTTCAATAGCAGAAAAAGGACCAGAAGTAATTCTTAATCCAGATAGGATAGACAATACTGAAACAAACGCATTATTAAAACAATTAGTAAATAAAGATGTAAATGTTCATTTAGAAAATAAATTTGTTCATGATTCTCACAATGATGCTAATTACTATAAAGGACCAAGAAGCAGGGAAAAAAGTGACTCAGGAATATTTACCTAATATGTATAACAAAATAAAACAATAAAATTATGGGATTAAAAGATTTAAAATCAAATTTAGACATACACGGAGGTAATCAAGCAGGTTTAATAGGTGGAAATCCAGCAGGTTTTGCTTCAAACCCAAACTCACCTTTTGATGGAGGAGCTTATAAAGCTACAGGACCAGAAGTAGGAGTAAATGATTATGATTATGATAATTATAGAGACAGTGGAGCTAATGATGATCCGTTTGAATATAAGAAAAATTCAGCTACAAATGGTGTTTATCCATCTACAGATGATCATTTAGTAGCTATGTTAGAAAGAAGAAAAACAAAAAGTAGAAATGAAGTACCTTTAGGACCTCCTACAAATTATAATTTACCTATGGAATATGTAGATGCTGCAGGAAACTCTGGAGGATCAGGACAAGGTACTTTAAATTCAGTTCCTAGTTTAAATAATAATACACCAAATACATTTGGTGATTCTATAAGTTCTCCTAGAAAAACAGTCAATGGAGAAGACTTACATATAGCTTTATTACAAAATGAATATACAAACACTTCACCTTATTTAGGGTTAGGTGCTAATCCTTCTTATGCTTATGGAGCAGGTCAACCAACGTCTGTTTATCCAACGTTAAATCCTTCTCCAGTAACAAGAGATACACCTAATTTTCAAGATATGAATGGAGCTGAAGGACCTTTATTTGACCAATATAGAAACATTAGAGGAAATGCATCAGCAGAACCTATACAAAGTGTTGGAGGATTAGACACAGTATCAGAAAGGGGATTAGAAGGACTATACACTAGTACTGTAAATGCAGGTACAGTATATAATAATAATTGGCCAACACCATCAAGACAAACACCAGATTTAGATATAAACGGAAATACTCCAAGTAAATATCAGAATAACTTACCTTCATAAAACAAAGATATGGGGTTAAAAACACTTTTATCTAACCTCGAAGCAGGAGGAATTAAGAATTCATCAGGGGATTCTCCGGGATTTCCTAACCATGAAAATCCAGGGGCTTATAACTATGGTCAAAGTGTGTCTGTATTTGATAGTGGTGTTACTAATAATGCTTATTTTCCTTTTAGACAAAGATCTATGGGATATGGTCCTGGAGGTATCGATATAGGAACAGGAGCTTTTTTTAGAGGAACTTCTCCAGAGCCTTTTTTAAAACAACAATTACCAGGTTTAAATACATCACAAGGATCAGGAGTATTTGATGTAATAGATGATGTTTCTGATAGTTTTGTAAGAGGAGGTTTAATAACAGCAGGAAAAAGAGCACTTAAAGATACTGAAAGAATAGGTAGATTTTTAATTTCAGGTAATGGTTTAGCTTTTATAGCTAAAAATGTAGGTATGCAAAGAATGAATCCTAAACTACAAGAAGGAGCAGGATTCTTAGGAAGAAATAGAGTATATAATGCAGGAGTAAATACATTAGCTCAAACATTAACTGCTTTTACAGGACTTCATGTTAATAGAGCAGGATTACTTCCTATAGGAAAAGCAAATTATAGAGTAGAACAAGGATATAGAGTTGATACTAATAATGATACAAAATATGAACTTAATGTAAGAGGAGGATCAGCAGGAACACAATTTGGAGGAGGACAAGGAGCAGGACTATTAGGATTAGGAGGTACGGGTAATGTAACAGATAAAACAAATGTATATAAAGGAAATAGATTAGCTAGTTTATATAATAAATTAGTAAATCCTGCTAAATATACAACTCGTGCATCAAAAATAGGAGTAGGAAGTGGTGGTAATCCTGAATTATATGAATTTAGTGGTGGTCCTCACTCTGTTTATGGTATAGGTAAAACTCGTTTAAAAAGATATAATTTTACTAATAGAGATACTGCTTTAATATTAGATAATTTAGAAAAAAATCCTACACCAGGTTATCAAACATCAAGACATTTAGGAAGTATAGGGGGAAGAGCTCCTGGTGTATTAAATGATCTTATAGATTTTAGAAAACCAAAAGGTAAAGCACACACTGATTATGAAAGAAAACAAGGTATTAATAATCCTAAACTTTTAAGAGACATATATGGTCATCCTAAATTAGTAATGGAAAAAAATGTAACTAGTTTACAAGCATCTTTTGGTGAAGGAGATGTAAATAAGTTTCCAAACATACCTACAAATAAAGATGGAACTATATCTGTATCTCAAAGAGGATCAGAGGGGGGAGTAGCGGATGATGCTGGATATAAACCAACTCAATTTTATTGGGTAGGAGATGCAATTAATAGGATGCCTATAATTAGATCTACTCCATATGATGCATCTTCTATACAAAAAACAGAAGCACATAAAGGAATTAAAGATTATATAAAATTTATGATAGAAGCAGTAAATGCTGATGATCCAGAAGAAACGGACACAATGGTATTTAGAGCTTATTTAGAATCTTTAGATGATGATTATTCTGCAAATTGGAATGAGTTTAGATATAATGGTAGATCAGAACCTTTTTATACTTATGGTAATTTTAAAAGAACAGTCAATTTTAGTTTTAAAATAGCAGCTCAATCTAGAGCTGATTTAAAGCCTTTATATGTAAAATTAAATTACCTATTAACTCAAACAGCAGGAGATTATAAAAAAACAAGATTAAGAGGAAATTGGAATAGAGTTACAATAGGAGATTATTTAGATAGAGTTCCTGGTGTTTTTACAAACATAAAAGTAGCATGGTCTAAAGAATATCCTTGGGAAATAAAATATTTTAATTATACTGATGAAAGTAGTGGTGATATGAATATAGATGGAGACGTAAAACAATTACCTCACATGTTAGATGTAAGTTGTACTTTCCAACCAGTTCATGACTTTATTCCAAGAAAATCTATTTCAAATTCTCCATTTATAGGACCAACAAGAGATCTACAAATAGGAGTAGATGTTGGTTCACCAAAGTGGTATGGTGAAGGAGGAAAAGACTTTGGAGCAGGTACTCAAAATATAGCTGGTAAGGATATCTTACGTAATGATAGAGATGATAAAGAAGAATTAAGAGAAGCTGAAGAAGAAAGACAAGCAGAACTTGATGCAGATATGGCTGAATTAGAAGCAATGGAACAAGCAGCAAGAGAACAACAAGAAGAAGAAGACAGATTAGCAAGAATAGCAGAATATGAAGCAGAAGAAGAAGCAGAAAGAGATGCAAATGAAGCAGCTGGTTTAGGACGTAAAACAAATTACGAAATCCAACAAGAAGAAGAGGAAGCAGCTATGTATGCTGATTTAGAGGAAGAAGAAGATGTAGAATGGGATATAGGAGAACAAGGTCCTATGAATTATGATCAAGATGGTTCAGGAAATCCACCTCCAACACCTCCAGCAGTTTAAAAATAAAATTATATGCCTTACTTATATAGAAATATAAAAACAAAACTTAACTTAGAAAATAAAAAAAGAAATTATGTAAACGTAGTTTACCCTGATATAATATATAATGAAGATGATTCATATGTTATGACAACAGTAGGAGATAGACTTGATTTACTAGCAGATCAGTTTTATAGAGATCCTAATTTATGGTGGGTTATTAATAATGCTAATCCTGATACAACTAGAGGAGATAGTCTTGTAGTTAAAAAAGGAGTACAATTAAGAATACCTTCAGAAAATTCAATACCGGATTTAATGAGAAAATTTGAAAAATTAAACACTTATAGGTAAAAAGTTATGGGAATATTTAAGGATACATTAGCCCCTTTTGTACATGATCAACTTTATATTAGACAAAGCTTAGCAGCCTTTGGAAATATGCAGTATGGAAGAGCCTTATCTGATAAAGATGGTAATGTAATTGATCCAGGAAATTTAGATATGAATACTATGCTTGGGTTACAATGGGGATCTAGATTTAACGAATATAATATACCTATTGGAACAGGGGTAGATCAAAATGATGCAGAAGTACAAGTTACAAATACAAAAGGAGAATTAAAATATGTAGACTTTAGAAGTAAAGATGAATTTATAAAAGATGCTAAAGCAAGAGGTAGTAAAACAATACCCGGTCAATATTGGCATTCTTGGATGCTTAATAAATCATGTACTATAAGAATGGCTTCTATGGTAGATTTAGTTAGTGAAGATATATTAGATTTAGATTATGAATTTAATGGAGTAGTTTTAGAAAAAGAATTACTACAATATGGTTTAGCTAGAAATTATATGCTTGAAGGAGGAACTCTTTTAAATGTAGAAGGACAAGATACACCCTTAATGAGAGAAGGATTTCCTAAAAAAGGAAAATTATTAGGAACAGCATATGGAGACCCATTAAGTAGATCAGATGGTAGAAACGATGCATATGGAGAAAGTTATGGTATAGTTCCTATGCCTGGTATTACCCAAGTAAATATAAGAACAAAATCAGCTTATGGTTCTTTAAGAGAAGCAAAAGTAGAATTTGTGTGTCACAATTTAAGACAACTTTCTGTAATGGAATTACTTTATATGAGACCTGGTTATCCTGTTCTTTTAGAGTGGGGATGGACTCCTTATATAACTAATGAAGGAGAATTAGAAACAGATTTTGAATATATTTCAAATAAGGATAGATTTTGGGGGAGGTCAGGAACAAGTACACAAACAATGGAACAACAAGAAATTGTAGATACCATTATGAATAAAAAAAGTGAATCCTCAGGAAATTATGATGGACTTTTAGGATTGTGTAAAAACTTTAGTTACACAGCAAGGGATGATGGGGGTTTCAATTGTGTTACTGAATTAATAGGAGTAGGAGAGGTACTTACTACTTTAAAAGCAAAAACAACACCAGTACATATTACAGAAGGAGGTCAATCACAAGGAGGTAATGTGTCCAATTTGGAACTTAAAAAAACAATGCATTTATCTTCTTTAGAAGATTTTATTACTCAAACTTATGATTATAAATTAGGAGGAAAAAATGATGATTCTAATGAAGATGATGATTATATAACTAAACAAAAACCAGGGGATGATAATGAATATGGAACAGAAGATGATCCACCTGAAATAAGAGGAGATCAAGCTAATTATAGTGAAAGATATCTTGAACAACCAGAAGTTTATGATCCTTGGTTAGGAGCAGAGTATAAATGGAGAAAAAATAAACCACGATCTACAGTTGATCAAGGTTATAAAAAACAATATTTTGATGGTTCTACATTCAATGGAAAGAAAATTTTTGATGATAAGTATTTTCTTACTTTTAAAGAATATGCAAAAGGAAGTTGGCTTTCAAGTGTAATTTTAAGAAATCCCCCTCTATTAATTGCAACAATAGGTCTTTATGCTGCTGGTTTTACTAATATTTGGAATTTATTTAATGAAAAAGAACGATGTATATCTGAGGGATATATTAGATTAGATGCTTTATTATTTAATATAAATAAACATATGATAGATAATGTTCCTAAAAGTATAGTTAAAGGAGCTAAAATAACTGCTTATCAAACTTTACATTATAATCCTAATTCAAAGGAACCATATAGAATGCATACTTTTAACACATACCATGAAAAAATAAAAAACCAATGGAAAGCCTTATGGTTAGATGATAATTGGGACAAACCAACAGGAAGAATAGGAGAATATATGGATAGATCTGATGAAACAGATATTCTAGATTGTTCTATAAATCCTTATGTTTGTTTAATGCCAAATCAATGTCCAGATAAGTTTAATAATCCAGATTCGGGAGATGCTCAAAAAGAGTTTATAAAACCTATAAGAAATTATATAGGATATAATAGTGGTGATTTTAAAAAGGATAAAGCATTTGATAAATCTTTTAAATTTGAGGGAAATGAAACGAAAAGAATGGCAGAAGCTAAAAGTTCTATAGGACATATTATGGTAAATATAGAACACATGATAGAAATTCATTTTGAATTATTTAAAAAAGATAAAGATTATGGAATAGGTCAGTTTTTAAATAGATTATTAGCTGATATAAATAAATCATCTGGGGGTTCTGTAAATTTAAGTATAGTAACAGATAATGAATATTCTCATATTGGTAATATAATAGATCTAAATAAAGAGGAAAAAAGCCACTTTAAAGATATATTTAAGTTTAATGTTTTAAGTAATGATTCAGCAGTAAAAAATTTTTCATTTAACACAGCTATTCCTACAGCAATGTCTTCTACAATAGCAGTATCAGCTATGAATCCTGATAGTGCTAAGAATTTAGACAATGTTTCTTTTGCTGCCTTAAATAGAGGAATATCTAATAGATTATATAGAAATACTCCTCCAGACATTAAAGAACAAACAGAAGAAGAAAAAAAGAAGCTTTTGTATGATATGAGAAAACAAATGCATGAATTAAATGTGTTAATTAACCAACAAAAAATGTATCAGATGAGGTTGGTAAGTGGAAATCATTTTAGAAGAGGTAATAACCAATATATGAAAAAAGTATCAGAAATGTCTGGCGCAATGGGAAGAATCTACTCGTTAACAGATTCAATAAGTACTAAAGATAAATTTGGTAACATTGTACAAAACCCTATGTCTAATACTCCTATTCCTATCAATGTAGATTTAGAATTAGAGGGAATTTCAGGAATGGTTATTGGTCAAATGTTTAGAGTAAATGAAAGTAGATTACCTAAACATTATAGAAACAAACAAATAATGTTTTTAATAGTAAATGAAGATCAAAATATAAATGCTGATGGAACTTGGACCACTAAAATTAGTGGTCAAATGCATTTATTCCCAGGAGAGGCTAAAAATTTAGAAAATAAAAAATACATTGAAGAAAAACCTGTAAAAAAACAAAAGTTAAATCTTCAACAAGCTCCAAAGAATGCATCAGGAGGACATTACAGAACAGATTGTACAGGAAAAACTTATAGAGTTAAATTAACAGGTAATGGGTATAAAGTTGAACAAGGATGGGTACCAGGTCCAAATGGAGAAGGTCAAGTATGGTCAAACGGACCTGATCCATCATGTCAACCTTTTGATGGAGGAGACCCAACTCAAAAACGATTAGAGTTAAAAAGAAAAGAAAATGGAGAGCCAGATTTTGGCCCACAAGTTCAATATACAGACGAGGAGAGGGAAGAGATATGGAAAATTATAAATGAAACGTATGGAAATAATCAATCTTCTGAATAATGGCATATTTACCTAAATCACAATACAAATATAAAACGGCTGCTTCAAATGAATTTGTCTATAAGAAGGATAAAACACCTTTTTTAGGCACATATTTTGAATTAAGTGATGGAACCTATAAAGAAGGAAAATCTTTTGACAAATTAGGAAAAGAAATAGTCCCTAAAACAACTCCAAAAAAAGATAACACATACAAAATAAATATTGAATTAGGAGAGCTCTCCATACAAAACAGTAATGTTAATCAATATAATGTTTTAAAAAAGGATATATTTCAAGACCATGATAATTTTGAACCTATAGTATTTACAAAACCAATCCCCACAGAAAAAGATTATAAACAAGGATCCTTTATTAGATATTTTTGTTTACGTGCTAATACTTTAAATGATTATAAGGAAATAAATAAAAAAACTTATGAAAGTATTAAAAATGAAGAAAAAAAATATGATGATAAATTACATTATGTAGGACAAATAGAATGGAGTTTATTAGAAGAATACGCTAGTAAAGCAAATTCTACTTCTATTAGAAAAACAAAAAAATCCTTTCCTAATGTAAATATATTATTTCCTGATTTAAAAGAATATTCCATGCCGGATTCTTTACTCAGACCAAAAACACAATTAGAAAAAATAGAAGAACAAGATAATCCTCCTATTTTACCTGTAGGAGCTAAAATTTCAACACCAAACACAAGAAAACATCCAAAACTAAAAGCAGTACAAGATAAAGCAATAGCAGAAGTAAAAGATAAAAATAAAAAAGAAAAAAAGACAGGTACCCTTAAAAGAAAAAAATTGTTTAAAGAAGTAAGTAAAAGAATTAACTCAGGAGGACCAGGTTTAAAAGCATCAATATCACATTTAAAAATGTTTAAAGGCCCTAAAGGAACACCTTCAGGAGGATCTTCAGGAGGATCTTCAGGTGGTTCTTCTGGTGGTGGAGGAGGTGGTTATTAGAAATCCTTTTATTACGTGAATAAGGTATGTTCTATCTTATTGAAACAAAAAATCAACTAAAACAACTAGAATCAAATTTATCCTCTAGTTTAACACGCTATCTTGAATTTATTCAAGGCAATGACAACACACATCCTGCGTTAGCAGAAATAATAGCTATATATCTTAATATTGATAATAAAGATTTTATTATACCATTAAATCACACAGAATGTATAAATTGGGATAAAGATGCTATATTGAGTATATTGGCAAATTATGAGTTTTGCGTTTTAGATAAAAAAGCCGCTCTACACGCGGCCCCACATATCTCTTATACGGATATACAACATTCAATACCTCTCTTAGAACAACATACAACCCAAGCACACGCATGGTATTACCGAAAATTCCCACATACTAAGGTGAATAAAATGATACCTATCGGGAAACACTTAGAGCGTTGCAAACAAAAAACACACAGTATATTCCAAGAGTATCGCGGAGAAACTAACGAGTACTTTGACAAAATATTATTGCCTGTATTATATGAATTAGAGAAGAATGCATTAAAATTCAATAGTAAGTTTGACGATTATTTTACACTAAAAAACAAAAAATTCTCTATAAAAGAAGATCATATATACGGATGGTATAATCCATACACTACAACCGGAAGACCTGTAAATAATTTTAACGGATTAAATTTTGTAGGACTAAAACACGACAATGGAGAACGTGATTGTTTCGAACCAGACAATGACTTTTTTGTAGAAATGGATTATGATGGTTATCATCCCCGCCTAATAGGCGATATAGTCGACTACCAGTTCGAGGGCAACGTACACAACACACTTGCGGAAATTTACTTTAAATCCAAGGAAATTACTCCACAACAATATAAAGAAAGTAAAACGCTTACATTCAAACAAATATATGGAGGTATAGACAAGGCGAACTTACATCATCCTTTTTTCCGTAAAACACAAGATTTTATAAATATTATTTGGGAAGAATTTAATAATAAAGGAGAAATCAAATGTGGTAGTTATACAATTAAGAAAAAAGATCACCCAAAAATACATTCTCAAAAATTATTTAATTATTATATACAGGCAACTGAAACAGAAACCAATATTCGTAAGATAAAAAAGATACAAGATTATTTAAAAACAAAACAAACAAAATTAGTTCTTTACATATATGATGCATTTATATTTGATATATCTAAACAAGATGGTAAACAGATATTAGTCGATTTAGAAAACATACTTAGTGATAAATTTCCAATAAAATGGAAAATGGGCTATCACTATGGTGCTTTAAGTTAGATTTTGTATTTATAACCGGAAAATTCTGGTTATTTATGAACAATCGATTATATTGTACTTTTACAACAGTAGATGCATATGAAGAAATAGCAAACACTATTCAAACATCTTATGTTATTCTCTTTGATAAACTTTTTGTGTTAGAAAGTTTGGATAGGGAAAAAATTATGATTACATATAATGTAGATATGAATAATTCAGCAAGAGATTCTATGATGGATAATACTATTTTAGTGCATAGAAAAAAACAAACAAACACTTTATACACAATTAATGCGCTTAATGAAGTAATAAAGAGTTTAAATAATGGGGTTTTAGATAAATCATTTACAGTAAATTGGAATGATTATAGAAATTGTATTTTATTAATACAAACAGAGGGTTTTAATCGTATAGATACGAAAGTAAAAGAAATTATAAATCTTTAGTAGAAAATTTGGTTTAGCCAAAAATGCTTCATATATTACATGAAGTAACAAGAGTATTCACAAATATTAATTAAAAATAAGTTATGAATTTAGATGAAATCAAGAAACGTTTAGACAAACTAAACAACAAAGGGGGAGGTGGCTCTAGCGACTTCAAAAACAATTTTTGGAGACCACCAGTAGGTGAAAAATCAGTA